GGGGACTTCATAGTTCCCTACAGAGGGGGCTTATCTAGGAGGGCTAGCCATGACTTGGCAGCCGCAGAGGCCAGACGAGGGAGCTCGCCAACGGTTGGTGAGCGGTCTGGGCGTAGTGGAGAGTGGTTGTTCTCAAGACTTTGTTACCCGGATTATCCGACGTGAGGATCAGTCCTCACTGGATTCCGGAAGGCAGGTCACTGCAGAGAGCTTCGCTCGCGCCATTACGTGTGAGTTACTCCCCGCACATGCGTTGGCTGAAACCAAACAGCGCGCGAAACACGGTACGTACTCAAGGCGTCCTGGTTATTTTACACCAGATGACCAGGGTTTGACCATGAGTGCACTAGTCCGTCGATACTTTGAACCTCACACGTTCAATGTGGCTGGAGGCGCACTGGATTATGCTGACGATGCGGTGAAGGCGTTGTATGATGTGAGGAAGGGTTATTTAAATCTTGCGAGTCTTCGTACTGCGCATGATTCCTTCCTCGGAAAGACTGGGTTAGGTTGGCCGGTGTTTGGGTCGAACAGAGCTCTCCTCCCAGTGATTTGGGAGGGTGCTGCGGAGATTATCCGCCATGGTTACCCCCGCGAGTCAGTACATCTCTACCCTGCAGTTGTTGGTTTCAGGGGCCAACCTCGCGGTTCGGGACAGTTCTGTAAGTTTCGAGCGATATACCAATGCTCGCGTGTTATGGGTTTACTGGAGAAGATGGTCCAGATCCCATGTTTGGCGGCGCTTCGTCATCAAGAGGTGTTTGCATCACTTGCTGGCCGTACTGCCGTGAATAATGCGATCACGCGAATTTTCCGTCGTTCGCAACGACCAATCACGTCGATCGATTTCTCGAATTTTGATGCCTCGGTACCACTGGGGCTCATTCGTAGGGTTTTCGGTTTGATGGCTGGTTGGTTCGCACCGGTTTGGCACCCACACATTAATTACCTCAAAGAAGTGTTTTGTGGGTGTGGTATTATCGTCCCACATAAGGAGCGACCATATGATATTCTCATGGGTGAGCTCCGTCTGGGGGGAATACCGTCAGGTTCAGTTTTGACGAACCTGATTGGGAGCCTGGTATGCCTATGGTGTCTTAAATACGCTGCGGCACGCAACCGTGGTGAAGCCATTGATTTTCAAATCTGTGGTGATGACGCTGTCTGTCGGTTCATTCGCACCGATAAGGAGGCAATCGCGAAGACGCTCCTGACCGATCTCGGTATGATTCTATCAGCGGAGAAGAGCCTCGTGTCCACTGTGGAGGTCCATTACCTACAAAATGTCTTCCATCGTGCTTGGTTTGACGACAACGGGGTTAACATTGGGGTGAGGCCCCTGATGCGAGTTCTGAATGGTATGATGTCATATGAGGATGTCAACCGCCGCTGGGACACCACGCCCGAAGATAAGGGCAAATACGATAGCTTTCGATGGCTCCAACAACTGGAAAACGCGTCTGATCATCCAGCGTTCAAACAGGCGTGTCAATGGGTGTTGGAGAGGGACGGTAAGATGGAGTCCGTACTGGGTGGTATCCTCCGAAAGGATGATGCTTTACTGGCGCGGGCGAAACTTGCCCTGAGTGGCAAACACGAATGGGGTAAGGTCGCAATCGATGGACTTGCCTGCTCGAGAGTCTTTCACACCATGCTCCAGTTGAGTGTTAAAGGGCACTCTACTTCCTAGTCTTTCTTGTCACCGGAGGTGTTTAGTGAAGCATTTTC